AAAAGGTTCCGCTGTCGATGAGTCGCAAATCGCTGCCCTGTGCGTCGTTGCCGTTGGACACGTAGTATCCATGTCCTCCATTGGCCACGAAGTTGTTCAGTGCGGCAGGCGGAGCTGTACAGCTCAAATCCGTCCACACGACGTCTGTCGCGGCGCGCGGGGACACCATCAGCTCTTGGCTGTTGGATGGGCGTGGGTCGCTGGGGTCGGTATCAATGACCATCAAGATTATTCCTTCCTTGGTGGCTGGCTCACGGCTGATGAAGATGAATTCGAGGGACTCGAATTTGTAGTACTCGTACCCCTCCGCCACGACCGAGAGCCACGGGAAAGTGGCTCGGTCGCCGGCGTTGATTCGGTAACTCTTCGTCTGGAAAAGCTCTCCAAGCGTGAAGGCGTCGCAATTGATTGTTGCGTCGCCGACGAACTCGCAGTTGGAGATAGTCTCTCCAGCTGCATGGTACCCTCGCTTGGGAACACCAGACACCAGCCGTGCATGGCGAGCCAGCGGCGTGCCTCCTCGCTGTCCGATGCCCGACGGGGCTGGGCCTCGTTGGGTCGGGTAGAGGGGCTGCTTGGGTCGCTTGCCATTCTTCTTGGTCTGGGTCTTCTTGACCTTGGTCATTGTTGGTTTGCCTAGTTCCTCCATACTAGGCATTTAGAGAGTCGGGCCTGAGGCCGCCCACCCCGACTCATAAATGGTCGTGATGTCACTCAGCCTGGTCGGGCTGTGGCGGTTGTCCTCCAGGTACTGGCGCAGTATTTGGTCCTTGTCCTGGCAGGTCGAGTTGAGCAGCCGATACAGTGACTTGCTAGAGTCGATCGGATAGATCTTCCCTGGTTTTATCACCTGGCTGCAAAATTCTAATGTGCCGTTGCAAGGAGCGTACTCGCGTAGGGTCTTACCCAACGCCGCGTATCTCTCCACTGCGTTTTCCACGAAGTCCTCATTGGCGTCGTCGCCCATGGCTTGAACAACAGAGGCTCCAACCCACCACGCGCCTTTCACGCGTATCTTTGAGTTGTCTGAGCTTGTGTTGTAGCCGCCAGAGACTTGCCCTCCGTAAATCGTTTGCGCCAACAACGTGCCGTCGGATAGCACGTACACACACCGGGATAGGACGTAGGCCATGTTGCGCATAATCTTGTGGTAGAGTGT